CAAAAAGAAAAACGACCTAGTAGTAGCAACGAGAGAAAAGGCATTATCTCTCTCAATAAATTAAGAATAAGAAAATGGGGATTAGGATAGAAGAAGAAATTACCATCACAAAAGCGATGTACGGATGGACTAAGTATGGGGGAAATAATCATGGTTTGGTAAAAGAGGGGGGAAGATGGTATTGCCAAGCCTGTGGATTAGAACAACCAGACGAGTTTCCAGCCTATATGATGTGTGTTGACCACGATTCTTATCGAAGTTTTATCAGGCTTTGTGGAAATTGCGAGCATTTAGTCAAGCAAAGGATGATAGATGACTTTATGACCCTTAAAAAGCTAGTTGAGAAGCGAAGTGAGTGGAAACAATTTGAGCGAATGTTCAAAAACTGAGCTTGAAAACCTCCCAAAGAAAAAAATATGATAGCTAAGTATGGAAAAACCAAAAAAAGACACCCAAAACAACCTTAAGCCAGAAAAAACTGCTCCAGAAAACGCTAACAGCAAAACTTATCAGGAAGTAAACTCTCATTTTAAAAAGTGGGAGGAAGATAATGACCAAAGACGCACTAGAAAAGGCGGTTGGGATGATGTAACCAGAGCTTATTGGGGTCAATTGCCAGCAGACTGGCCTTATTTCACCAAAGTTGTTGATCCTAGAATTAGAACCTCTCTTATTGAGAAGGATGCTCGTTTATTGAACAAAAAGCCTAGAGGAAAAGTAATTCCTAGAGGAAATGGAGCTAATAACATCAAAGCCTCAGTGCAAAACTCAGTTTTGTCTCTCCAATGGGACAATGCAGACCACGGAGGCTCAATGCAGGAGAAATTAATCATAGCTTCTCAAGATGCAAGACTTTATGCTAGTAAATTTGCCTATATTTATTGGAAAGAAGATCAAGATGAAGACGGCAAGGTTACTTTCTCTGGTAATGAGATGAAAGACCTTGATATTCGTGATTGTGGAATGGATTTTAACGCTACCCATATTAGAGATGCTAAATGGTTTCAACATAGGGAGTGGATGTTTATAGAAGACATGGAAGAGGAAAATAGCATCGCTAAAAAGACCATCTGGAAGAATCTAAGTAAAATTAAGGGCTTTATGAGAGATAGAGACTACAAGCCCTCAGATAGAAGAGACACTGTTAGAACAAGCGTAGTTAAAGGTATTCAAGGGCTAACCGATAGAGTTGGAGAAGACCTAACTTATCCAATGATGGAGGTAGTTACAGAATATAGAGAAGACAAGTGGATTTCTTTTGCTCCAAGATACGCAACAATTGTAAGAGAAATTAAAAACCCTTTTAAACATGGCAAAATTCCGATTGCTCAACTTAGATATTATCCTATTCAGGATGATTCTTTAGGCGAAAGCGAAGTTGAATCAGTCTTGACCCTTTGGAAAGCTATTCAGGCTACCGTTTGTGGTTATCTAGATGAAATGATCTTGAAGATGAGACCACCTCTTAAGATTATTGAGAATCAAGCTAGACTAGAAACCTTAGAGTATGGTCCAGAAGCTCAGTGGATTGTTGATAGCCAAGATGCAGTTCAAGAAATGAGATCAAATGGTGAAGCTCAGAGATGGTTCCAAACCACTTATGCTGCTTTGATTAGTGCTTTCAATACTGCTATGGGAGACATGAGTCAGAATATCTCTAATGTTGAGATGTTCTCTGGAGAGAAGACTGCTACTGAAATTAAAGCGACCACTAAACAACAAAATGCTAGAGATCAGAGAAATCAAAACGAGCTTTCTGATTTTATTAGAGATATTGTTCTTATGTGGATTGCAAACAACAGACAATTCTTATTCTCAGATCCAAAGAAAAAGTTTGATATCATCAAGCTAGTTGGTATCGAGCAATACGAAGAGTTTAAAAAGATGGGCCTAGCTGACAAAGCAGTTACAGAGGAGGGAATGACCTTGCTCAACGATGTAATGAAGCAAGCTAACTATAACGTATCTGATACTCAAGTAAAAGATATGTTTGAATCAACTATGCAACCAGTTCATCCAGTCTTAGAGAATCCAGATGAACAAGATATGGCTAAGTGGAACATCAGACCAAAGATGTCTATTGATGAAAAAGAGGGTGGAGCAGATTTGTATGTAACACCTACTGATTTTGATGGAGATTATGACTTCATAGTTGATGTCAAATCAATGGAAATGGGAGCTGAGGCCGAGTTTGTTCAATCAAGACAGCAAGCCCTTGCGATGATTAAAGATCCAGCAGTTCTAGGCTTATTAACTCAAGAAGGTTGGAAACCAAAAGTCAGAGATTTATTAGTGTCTATATTAAATGAAGGAGGATTAAATGATAGCCAAAAATATTTTGAAAGAGCAGAGGTCAGTCCAATTCAAGGAGCAGCTCAAGGAACAGGAGGCCCTCAACCGAATCAGGGAGTCCCAGGACTACAATCTAGTGCTCCTACCGCTCCTCAAGTCAGCCCTACTCAACAAATGGCTTGAACCTAGTGCTTTTAAAACTCAAGAAGAGTTTTTTAAAGCCTATACAGAAAGTCATGGTCGAGCTAAGGCTTATAAAGAAATTATTGATTTAATTGAGGCCAGTCCTTCAAAGATTGACTCTATTAGAAAGTCTATTGATGGCAAAAAAGAGTTCGTTATTGAATAAATCTTACTTTGAAAACTTTAAAGAAGATATCGAACAAGAACACGTAGCTTTAGAGACCTATCAGGAAAAAACCAAGGTCGAAGAGGGCTATCGCTGCAAACACACCCGACTCAGAATGGTAGGGAGAGACCTCAGATGTTTTTGTGGGGCTTTTTGGACTGGTACAGCGAGTGAGATGGAGAAAATTTATAAGCTCCTCAAAAGTAGAGAAACTGATACTTGAAAACCTCCCAAGACTTTGATTATGATCCTTTCTAGTAGTCGTAGTGTGATGCTCCCACTCAAAACTGAGCAGAATATTAAATCGACCACTAAAAAAAAGAAGGGGTAACTTCTATGAACGAAGATACCAAAGTGCAGGATAACAACGTGGAGGGACAACCACAATCAGGAGTGCACACTGACAGTAAACCAACGGAGGACTTAGTTCCTAGCGAAAGAACTGGAGAGCAATTCGATAAACTCTTACAGAGAAACAAGGACATGGCTACAAAGTTAGCCGCCTATGAAGCTAAAGAACAAAATGAATCTGTCTTAGATAGCTTGAAGCCAAAGCAGGCTCCTATCGACCAGTCGGCACCAACTAACTTTGTTCTACCTCAATTTGGTAAAAAACAAGTTGAACAAGATCCAGATTTAGTTGACCCAGAGGGTTATATAAACGCTGATGTTCTGAAAAAGAACTTGTCTGACGCTCAACTTAGAGCACAACAGGCGGAAAAAGACGCAAGGGCTACAAGGGAGCAATTCGTTAAATACGAAGAAACTCAACAAACCAAAATAGCCCACGAGAAATATCCACAGCTAGACCCTCATAGTGAAAAGTTTGATCGTAGATTCTACGACCTAACTAGAAACGAATTGATTGGTCAGATGATGCAGGGAAAGAAAGATGTCCTGGCTGCTGCTAAAAGAGTTACTGAATATTACACGGCTCCAGAAAAGAAGTCGGAAGAAGAAAACTCTAAGGAAGCACTAGAACAAAAACAGCAAATTAACGCTGGCAAGAAAACCGCATCACAACCAAGTGAATACTCTGGGTCAGAAGACAAAGATCTGATTAGAGCAACAAGACTTGGAAAAAAGGGAGCATTAGCTGAACGCCTAAAGAGATCTGGTAATTAGTAATTATTAGATAAAAAGGAAGAAAACATATGGCTTTCGGTAAATATGCAGAACAAGTTGAAATGAAAGAGTCCCTACTCTCCATTTTGAGAGATGTCTCTCCAAATGAAGATAACTACTTCGTTTCTAACTTGGGTAAAGGTAGCCCAGCAATGAATACTATTCATGAATGGAACCTTTATTACGCAAGTAGAGCTACTAGTGCTGCTGGTAGTATTGAAGGAGCTTCTACCTCTTATAGTGATTTAGATCAAGAAACTAGATCAAACAACAGAACCATGATCTTAGAAGATGGTGTTCGTTTGTCTCGTACTCGTGCTTCTATCGCTATGGTAACTGGTGAAGACGCAATGAGCGTTGAAAAAGAGAGATCTTTGAGACGTTTGAAGAGCAAGATGGAATTTGCTACCATTAATGGTGCTTATGCTTCTGGTTCGTCAGGTGTTGCTAGAGGAATGAGTGGTATTGATCAATGTATCTCTACCAACGTAACAGCTCGTGCTTCTGGAACATCTTTCACTGAGACTGAGCTCAATGATATGGTCCAAAATTCCTACGATGCAGTTGGCTACGAGTACATTATGGATATGCTCGTTTGTCCTCCAGTCATCAAGAGACGTATTGCTACCTTCGGTACCAATATTACTCGTAACATCAACGCTTCTGAGAAGAGATTAACCTCAGAGGTTCGTGTGTTTGATGCTGACCTTGGTCCAACCATTATGATCATCGCCCATAAAGACGTTAGAACTACCGCTGGTACTTTAACTGTCTACGGCTTAAGAGAAGACAACTTCGAGTATGCTTTCTTAGTCGGTTCAGGCGAACCACATTGGGAAGATAGAGCTGTTGATGGAGATCGTAAGAACGGTGTCTATCTAACAGAAATGACCTTAGTGTCATATGCAGAAAAAGCAAGTGTCAAGCGTACAGGTTACAACGCTGGATTGTAGAATTTAGTCAAGTAATCAAAGAAAGGGTAGGTGTAACAGCCTACCCTTTTTTGTGCTATAATTATTTTTATGGACAGCGGGCCAAGCATTTTATCCTCAAATGAAAAAAATATGCTTCTTCAAGTTGACGGTCAGGATGTAGAAGTCCTCCCTAAAGTTGTTAATGAAGCCGCAGCCTCAATTCTTTTAACTTGGGAAAGACTGGGTAAGCCTAGATCTGTTTTTAGCACCAATGGTTCTAAACTGCTCCAAGTGATGATTGCTACTTGGAGAGACTTATATCCAGTTGAGAGTTCACAGTGGTTACAAGAGCGAGCCGAGCATTTATTGTCCGAGATGAGTATAAAAGACCAGATCAAAGGTCATACTGGCCGTTCTCTAGCCTCAATTCCTCTTTATCTACACAAATTAATGAAGCTCTTTTTCAAAGATGATATTCTTTTAGATCGAGCTTATTATATGAAATTAGTAAAATTATTTCCGATGTTTAGAATGGCAAACAAGGTTTAATTATGAAAATAGGTCTTTGTATAATTACTAAAGGAGATAGCGAATTAGAAGACGTAAAGATTGCTGTCGGAAGTGCAGTAATGTTTGTAGATCAGGTCTACATTACCACTAATGGCAAGGATGTTTCTTTAACCAAAGAATATTGCAAGGAGAATGGCTTTAACTATTCTCACCTAGACTGGAGCGATGACTTTTCCAAACAAAGAAACTTTAATATGTCTCAGGTTGGGAAAGATGTTGATTATCTACTTCTCTTAGACAGCGATGACGAGTTAGTAGGTGGCGAAAACCTAAAAAAACTTATCAATTTGGCAAGAAAGAAAGAGTTTGACCAGATCTTTCTAAGTTATTGGTACGGTTGTTCTTTTAATAGCAAAGATAGAAGACTAGAAGATCTTAAAGAGGTCGAACTATATCACCAGAGAGAAAAGATTGTTAAGGTCAATAGATTCTATTGGGCTGGAAGAATCCATGAAACACCAGTCTCTTTTGATGGCTCTGACATCAAACACACAAACGTTCACCACACCCCAAATGAGAAAAATCCAATTTTACAAATAGCAGTACTGCATAGAAAAGCCACTAGAGATACCCACGAAGAAAATAAGAATAGACAAGAGAGAAACCAACGCCTTTTAGAGCTGCAATTAGCAGATGAAAAGAAGCTAAAAAAGATTGACCCTAGAACAGTTCTCTACTTAATGAAGATTTATGCTGAGAGCGATGAAAGAGATGTTCTAGTTGAATGTATTAAACTCGGTGAGGAGTATTTAGAGGCATCTGGCTGGGATGAGGAAAGATCTGTTGCTTATATCCTAGTTTCCAATTGTTTTATGAAACTTGGACTCTATGAGAGAGCTAAACAAACTTTACTTGGGGCTTTAGATGAATGGCCTCATAATAAAGACATCTATCTTAGCCTAGCCAATGTCTCTTTTGGTCTTAAAAAGATGAAGGATATGAAGCTCTATATGGACTTGGCTGAGTCGATGAAGTTAGACAAGTCTACCTCTGGAAATAGAAACGTCTTAGATCTTGAGTTCAAAACCCAGCTTCTTAACTTCAAATATCACATGAACGAGACTAAAAATCTTGAGGAAGCTGAAAAGGCTGCTAAAAAGCTCTATGAGATGGAGCCATTTCCAGAGAATAAAGATCAATTGGATTTAGTTTCTGATCTAAAGTCTTACAGCGATGCTTGCAAGAACCTAGATATGTTTACCAAATATCTAGCAGATGCAAAACTCTACCAAGACCTTAAGAATATTTTGGAGGTATTTCCTCAGAAATTTAGAGAACTTCCTTTTTACAACAGAATCAAAAACAGATATGGTGAGCCTAAAGTTTGGGGCAAGATGGAAGTTTGCTACTACGCTAGTTTAGGCGGCCCTCATTTTGAGAAGTGGGACCCAAGCAATTTAAAAGATGGTATTGGTGGAAGTGAAACAGCCGTCATTAAATTAGCTAAAGAATGGACTTCTAGGGGCTATCGAGTTACTGTTTATGGTGATCCTAAAAAAGAAGGAGTTTATGATGGAGTCAGATATCTTTCCTACACAAGATTTAATTCTAAAGACAGATTCAACATTTTTATCCAATGGAGAAGTGGATTTTTAGCTAACAAGGTAGTTGCTAAGAAGTTTTACGTTGATCTCCACGATGTTTGGTCAGAAAAAGATTATTTAGAGTATTTAAGCAATATTGATAAATTCTTTGTAAAAAGTAAATATCATAGGGAGTTAGCTCCAAATATCCCTGATGATAAATTTGTAATAATAAGCAATCCTTTATGAAAAAACAATTAAATTTCTTTTGGGGAAGTTCTTACGACAGAGGTTTAGACGTAGCTCTATTTCTTTGGGCTGACATTGTTGAGAAATACCCAGAAGCTCAACTTCACGTTTGTTATGGTTGGGATTTATTTGATAAAGCTGCTTCTAACAATCCAGAGCGTATGCAATGGAAAGAAGAAGTAAACAACCTAATGAAACTTCCTGGGGTTGTTCATCATGGTCGTATTGGAAAAGAAGAGCTAAAGAAAGTTAGAGAAGAGTGTGGAATTTGGCTTTACCCAACTTATTTTACTGAGATCAATTGTATAACCGCTTTGGAATCACAAAAAGATGGTTTAGTGCCAGTTGTTTCTAACTTAGCAGCTCTAAAAGAGACAGTTGGTTCTGGTTTCAAAATTGAAGGGAATGTTACAGACCTACCAACGCTGGAGAAGTTTAAAAAAGCCGTTTTTGACCTATTAGATGATCCCGACCTCTGGGAAAAAGAGTCTAAGAAAGCTAAAAGTTTTGCTAAAAGCTATTACTGCAATAAAATTGCTGCTAAATGGGATGAAGAATTAAGTGTTGTTCCTAAAATGCCTTTAGTTACAATTTATACCCCCACAGTTCGTGAAGGGTTTTGGAATTTAATGGCTCACAATATTGCCTTTCAAAGTTATCGTCATGTTGAATGGATTATCGTTGATGACCACAAAGACGATAGAAGCGAGATTGCCAAAAAATATGCTGAGAAATATAACCTAAACATTAAGTACTTACGAGGCAAGGATAGAAAGACTAAAAGAACCTACTCTTTAATTAATGCTAACAATACCGCCATTGAAGCAGCTAAAGGAGAATTGTTTGTCTTCTTGCAAGACTTCGTTTTAATTCCAGAAAGAGGTATTGAAAGATTAGTTGATATTCACCTTCACAACCCAGATGCTTTTATAGCTCCAGTAGATCAATATAATGCTCCAAGAATCGAGCCAAACTTGAACAATAAAGAGGACTGGTTTGATGGAGACACTGATGTAGTTGGTGATTTTATGAGAGAGAACGTAAGACAAGCTCACGTAGGACTTAGACGTAGCCACGTAGTAACAGACTTTGAACAAAACTTCGGAGCTGTTTCTACAAAGATCTTGAAAGACCTTGGAGGTTATTATGAGTTCTTTGATGAAGCTCTAGGTTTTGATGATACCGAAATAATCTATCGTGCTTTTGAGACAAGTAAAAAACTATTGATAGATGATTCGATAGTTGCGATTTGTATAGACCATTGGGGAGTCTTAGGAAAAGATGAGGGTGGTACTAGCGTCAATAGAACAAGAAGACTCAATGACCCTCGCTATATTTGGATGGTGGAACAAATTGAAGCTGGCAAATTACCTTTAATAAGAACTCAAGAAATAGACGATAAAATTGACTTACAATACACAATCCCAGAAGAGGTTTCTGACGATGACGCTGTCGAGTGGATGAAAAAACACTTGCCTGAGATTGTAAAAGGATTTAATGAAAGTAATGACTCTAGGGACATTTGATCTAGTCCATTCTGGACACGTTAAGTTATTTAAAAAATGCCGAGAATTGTCTGGCAAAGATGGCGTTGTAGTCGGTCTTAATACAGACGAGTTTATTCTTTCTTATAAAGGCAGAGCTCCTATTATGACCTACGAAGAGAGAAAAGAAATGATTCTAGAGGTAGGGCTTGTCGATGAGGTAGTTCCAAACGATCAAACAATCAAAGGAAGTAGTGCTATTGAAACAGTTATTCAAAGTGGTGCTAAATTAATAGTGATTGGTAGTGATTGGGCTAAGAAAGATTATCCAGCTCAATTGGGAACTACTTGGGATGAGCTTCAAGATCTGGGAATTAGTGTATGCTTTGTCCCATACACCAAAAACATCTCAACTACTGAAATTAAAAGAAGACTTGGAGAACTTAAATGAAAACAATATTATTTGATAATGGAGGTGAACTTGTTATCTTTGATAGTAAATCTTGTGCCGCTAGAAATGTTCCATTAAAAGGAGGGATGACTGCTTCTTCGATGGACATAAGCACAGATAATTTGGTGATAGACATTACAAAAATAAAGGAAGTAATACATGAAGATCAGCCTGATAATTCCAACCCTTCACGTTGAAGATAAACTAGAGAAGTGTATTGAATCCTTTAAAGGTCAGTATGACGAGCTAATTGTAGTTGATGATCGAGACAAGTCTTTAGCCTTTAAACAAAATAAAGGAATGAGATTAGCTACTGGAGACTTCCTCATAGTTAGCAACGATGATGTCATTGCTGACAAAGGACAATTAAAAGATCTTTGCGTTGAGGGACAAGTTCTAAGCCCTAGAGTTAATGGCGGCGTATTTAAGACCTTTCATGGTCATTTATTTTGTATGCCTAGAGGAATCTTTGCTGAGACTGGTGGTTTTGATGAAAGCTACTCTGGAGTTTATTATATTGATGCTGAGCTTTGGTATAGATTAATAGACCTAGGTTATCCACCAGGAATCTGCGATTTAGTTGATATCAAGCATGAACACGCTGCTTCAACTATTAAAACACTAGATTTAAAAGAAAGAAACGAAATTGATGGTAGAAATTGGTTTGTTAATAAATGGGGCGTAGAAGCCTTAAGAATAGTGGGATGCTAATTTTATACAGAACAAGTCCATATTTATCGACCAATCCAAATCCGCTAGGAACTTATAAACTAGGGATAGTTGAGCGTTGCTTTGAATCTTTTAAGAAAGCAAACAATGGTTCTAAAATAATAGTTATTGCCGATGGTTTTACAGATGAAGAAAAAGATAATTTATTTAAAGGTTGTACAATTATTGAGGGAAATCATGGAAATATTGAGACCTTTCATCAGCAACTAGACTTAGTTTGCAATTTAGACAACGATGAAAAAGTAATGATTGTTGAAGATGACTATCTTTGGGTAGAAGGAGCGATAGATCAGTTAGAAAAGGCACTAGATGTCTTTGAGATAGTTAGCCCTTATGACCACCCAGCACACTACCTAGAACCAAGATTTAAAGATAATGCTAAGAGGATGGTCTTAGTTAATGGTCATACTTACAGAGATTGTCCTTCTAATACCCTCACTTTTGCAACAAAAGCCTATGTTATCAAGCAAAACATAGATAAAATAAAACCATTTGGTATAAGAGACCATGAGTTATTTGAATCTTTAACTCAAGACAAGTGGTGTGCAGTTCCAGCCTTGGCAACTCATTTAGTTACAGGACTTCTTTCTCCAAACGTGGATTGGAAATTGTAGCTTGAAAACCTCCCAGCGACTATTCTATTATCCTAGTATATGTCTAGTGCAATTCTTTCTAATATTTTAATAGATACCTCCGCTTATTTAGATCTTGAAGCTGTTTTACCATCTGACGATGATTTGACCCTTAGATCGAGTTACGCTGATAGAGCCCTTAGAGAAGGAGCTGCATCTGGTCAACTTAAAGAGTTTTCTAGGGTTTTTGAAACCTCTATGACTGCTCCTACCATTTCTCTTCCTACTGACTTTAGAGAACCAGAAGAGATTGTTTATGCCTTAGACAGTTCTGGTGGTTGGGCTGAGTTTCCAATAATTCAATCAAGAGATAAGTTTAAACACAGCACCTCTGAGCAATTTTCCTATATCACTGGAAATAGACAAGATGGCTTTATTTTAACCTTAAATAATATGGCTTCTTATACGACTATTTCTTTGCCTTACCAAAAATATCCAAACGGATTTACCACTCTTACTTCTATTTGTGAGCTTTCAGACGAGCTCTTCGTTGTTAGAAAGATTGAGGCTTATGTTCTTGAATCAAGAAGTGATGATAGATTTTCAATAGTTGATGCAGACGCTAATAGAAGATTGGCTAATATGGCTGGAAGAAACAGCAAAAAACCACCAGGCATAGGTAATAGAACTGGTAGCAATTTTAGAAATCCACTATCTTAAAATGCCACAATATCAAAATAGAAATACTGAATATAGAAAAAGCAAATCAATTAAAAGAGAATGGACCAACTTTAGAAAAGGTCTAAACACTCTTTTAAGAGAAACTGAGCTTGGGAATGATGAATACGCTGTTGGCGACAATATCATTCTTGAGGGAGCTGGTGTTCCTACTGGCAGATGGGGAACTCAAAAATACTTCTTAGCTAATAATACTGGTTCTATTAGAGGTTTTGTCTTTTTTAATGAGAGACAAACTGATGGTAGTTATGATAGAGAAATATTAGCTCTTACTGATGAAGGTTATTTAGCTAGAAAGAACGGAGCGTCTTCCACAAGAATTAATGGTCAATCTTGGCCTTCTGGTTCTATTGTTAGAAGTGAGCAACTTGGTGGAGAAGCATATCTAGTTTCAAGAGATGTAGTTTTTACTAAATATAATGGAACTATCCTACAAGCCTTTGCCACAATCTCTGCTCCGACTAACTTAAGAGCTACTAATATTTCTGGTGTTACTGGAACTAATCGTATTTCCTATAAGGTAGCTAGTGTAGGGGCTGTTGGTGGTTCTAGTGAATCAAGTACTAACTATGTTCTCAACGGAGTCCCTTTTGATTTAACCACAACTAGAATTAATCTATCTTGGAACGCTATTAGTGCAGCTACTTTCTCTGGATATGAAATTTATAGAGGTACAGAGGGAGACGAGGCTTATTTAGCTTCTGTTGGCCCGAGTGTTACTTCTTATGCAGATATTGGAGAGCCAGTATCTAAAATAACATTAGCTCCAAGTATAAACACCACTGGTGGAGTTAAATCTCCAGTGATTATTAAATACAAAGATAGAATACTGCTTATAGATAAAGACGATCCAACCAAACTTCTTGTATCTGGTAGATACCCTTACCATACTTCTTTTAGTACACTTTATGGTGGAGGTGGAGTTTACATTGATCCAGATGGAGGCGAAAGCATTACTGGACTAGCTGTCCAGCCTATTTCAGACAAGATTGTTGCCTATAAAGACCACTCTTCTTATTTGGTTAATTTAGATTTGGTTACTGTCGGGAATGAGTTTTTACTCGATCCAACATACCAACCTATTTCTACCTCTGTTGGTTGTTCTAATCAAGACACTATCGTTCCAGTAGAAAATGATGTTTTTTACTTTGGAAGAGATGGTATTTACGTTACTGGTTATGAGCCAAACTTCTTAAATATTATTCGTACCAATGAAATTTCTGCGAGAATTAGACCTTACTTAGATACCATTAGCGATGATGACTATAAAAACGCCTGTGCTGCTTACTTTGAAAATAGATATATTGTTTCCTTGCCAGGCAAGAGAGAGATGATTGTTTATGATCGTGAGAGAGGTTGCTTTGCTGGTATTTGGAAATTGCCTTTTGGCATCTCTCATATGAGAAAATATTACGATGAATCTGGTACTGAAAAATGGGTATTGGGAAGTGCTGAAAACAATCAGACTTATACCTTTGAAAAGAGTGTTAATTCAGACGATGGAACTGTTATTTTAAAGAAGTTTAGAACTAACAAAGAAGACTTTGGAGATTGGACTTTACTTAGCATCTTGAGATTCTTCTATATTCTTTTCGGTAATATTACTGGAGAAACTAACGTAAATATCATTGTTGAAGATCGTGTGGGCAATACTAGAAACGCTAAGACTTTTACCATTACTGGAGCTGAGGTAGCTGGTATCTCTGGTTATGGCTACAACCCTTATGGCTTATATCCTTACGGAGAAACTGTTGCTGCTTATTCTGCATCCACCAATGAAATTACTAGATGGGGAACTCTTTTTAAACAAGCTAGATTGGTACAGGTTGAAGTTACCTCTAATGCAAACAACTCAAACTTTAAATTATTATCAATCAAAATGACAGCTAATAAACAGGCTGAGGGGAGTTTATATAGCGGACAAAGAGTCTAGTTGAAAACCTCCCCTAAGAAGTTATATAAAGGAAACTATGCCGACACCAATTTATTACCCACCACTAGACAATGGTCTTCAAAAGACTTTAGATTCTGATTTAAGTACTGGCGTTACCGCTAGTTTAACTCTAAATAATGCTAATAGAATCCAAAATAAGCCTGGAGTGTTGGTGATAGATCGTATTGATACTAACGGAGCTTTAAAATTAGCTGCTGATCGTGAATATATTGGCTATACTGGTGTTTCAGGATCTACTTTAACAGGACTAAGTAGAGGACTTGGTGGAAGTACCGACCAAGATCACTCTGTTGGAGCTGTTATTGAATTTGTGCCTGACGCTGTTGTTCACCAAATGATTGCAGATGGATTAGCTTCTTTACTTGATGCAAGCGATGTCAGTGCTGTAAAAACAGGACTGGTTTTACCTTCTCCAGTATTAAATGGAAGCATTACTGGAACTGGTGTAAAAGATGAAGATGATATGGCTTCTAATTCTGCAACTGCTGTGCCAACTCAACAAAGCGTAAAGGCTTATGTTGATAAGCCAAGAACAACCACTGAGGCTTCAAGTGCTACGCCAACAATCAATACTGATAATACAGATATGCATACAATTACTGCTTTAGCCGCAGCGATTACCTCCATGACCACTAATTTAAGTGGTACACCAGTAAACGGACAAAAACTAATCATTCGTATTAAAGATAATGGTACTGCTAGGGCGATCACCTGGGGAGCTTCTTTTGCTTCAAGAGGTGCGACTCTGCCAACTACGACTGTGCTTGGCAAATATCAATATAACGGGTTTATGTGGAATAGCACAACCTCAACTTGGGACTGCGTAGCAACTATAAACGAAGCATAATATGGCACAAAGACAATTTAGAAGCGATGATACTGCTACTTGGAACTACGGGTTTGGTTCTGGTGCTGATGGTAATTATTCTTCTGGTGGAAACGCCACTGATGCCCCAATTGATGCTAGTTGTTCTGGTACTTCTGGAGCTACTTCTCTTTCAGCCACTAACGCTTCTTTTACAGGCGGACAGCTAATTTTAATTCATCAAACTAGAGGTACTGGAGCTGGTGGATGGGAACTTAACAAAATTCAATCTTATGTGGCAGGGACAATTACTTTAAGTCACACCCTCACGATGACTTTTACTGACTCAGGAGCTTCACAGGCTCAGGTCCTTGTCTTAAAACAATATAACAATTTTACTCAAGGCTCAGGACATACTTTAACTGCTAAGGCTTGGGATGGAAATGTTGGAGGTATTATTGCCTTCTTTGCTAAAGGTGATACCACAATTACAGGAGCTTTAAGCTCTAGTGGTAAAGGATTTATTGCTGCTCCAGCTAACACTACGGCAGACCAAGATGGATATCAGGGAGAGGGTACTTCAGGTGCGGGTGGAACAAGATCATTATCAAAGAATGGCAATGGAGCTGGTGGTGGTGATGGTGGAAGTGGGCTTGATTGGTCAAGTGGTGGAGGTGGTGGTGGAAATGGAGCTGCTGGTACTAATGGACAAGCTGGACAGCAGGCAGCAGGAGGTATTGGTGGGGATGCTGTTGGTAATGCTGGACTTACATCTATGCAATTAGGTGGTGGTGGGTCAAGTGGTGGTGGTGGAAGAAATGGATTCACAAATGCAGCAGCAGGAGGTATTGGTGGTGGGCTAGTGCTGATTATTACTAAAGATCTTTCAATATCTGGAACTATTGTAACTACTGGAAATAATGGAGTTAGTGATACAAATGCTCGTAACTCTGGTGGAGGTGGAGGTGCTGGTGGGTCAGTATTACTAAAATGTGCCACTGCTACATTAGGAACAACAAAAATAACATCAGCTGGAGGATCTGGAGGAACTGGTAGTGGAGGTGCTGGATATTATAACAATGGAGGAGCTGGAGCAGTAGGTCGTATTCATTTAGACTATTCGGGTTCTTATTCAGGCTCAACAAGTCCTACAATTGATGCAAGAAATGATACTAGCATAATAGACGCTGTTAATAGCAGCTTTATACTTATGTTTTAAAAGGAAAATTATGACAATAAAAGAAACAAAAAAGGTAGGAAATGGTTACGAAATATATTTTGAGAATTGCGATATGATCGCTTTTGTTCATAAAAAAGAAGAGATTGAAGACTTAAAGAAAAAAGGATTAATTAAAGAAGAAAAAATAGATAAACTAATAAATAAAAAAGGAAAATAACTATGGCAGCAGGCGGAATTGTAGCTCACACAAACGATCAGTATTCTTGGTATGACCCACGCCGTTATGACTTAGGTGCTACTGAGGCTCTTCAAAATCTTTTTAAACCAACTCAGGCTTATGCTTCTGATGGGGGTGGTAGTAATTTGTTTGCTGGAAATCAAACAGATGTCGGTGGGAATCTTCAAACAGCTCTTTCTCCTAGCACTCAATCAACTAGCAATTTAGGGGGTTCTCCAGGCACTACAACTTCTTTCTCAGGCGGTGGTGGAGGTGGCGGTGGAGCTAGCTCTGGTGGGGCTAATAACACTGGTGGTGGAGGTGGAACCAGTGGCGGAAACAGCAGAATTGCTCAGCTAACTCAACCAGGTTACACAAGAAATCCAGCAGAAGATACCGAATTAAGAAACCTAGAAGAATTACTTAGATCTAATTTAAAACCTGATTCTGCTGCAATTGATTCTGTCTTTAGTCCAGTTATGAACTATCTCTCGGGAGAGGAAAGTAGAATTTCTGGTCAATTGCCTAGCGTTTTGCAATCTGCTCAAGAAGCATTTGATGTTTCTAAAAAGACTTTAGGTGATAGTAGAAGCCAAGGCGAGCAACAGCTAAACGAGCAAGGTATTAGTGCTGAACAAACCAGACAAAGTGAAGAAAATGACGCTAGAAGACTCTACGATCAATTAATGAGAGGTGGTATTCAAAGATTTGGTGGAGCTACTTCTGCTGGTCAAGGATATCAATCCCTCTTAGGAGTTGAACAGCAAAGAGGGAACTCTCAATTAGCACAGCAATACAGCACAGCTAAAAGAGAAATCCAAACTGCTGCTTATACTCTTAGACAAGATTATGAGAATAAAATGTTAGGTCTTGAACAGCAATTGAGAGAAACTCAAACTACCATTAAAAATCAATTTGATGATCGTATTTCTCAGATCAGAGCTATGAGAGCTGAATCAGAGGGTGCTAAAGCCAACGCTCAATTAGCAGCTCTTCAAGATATGAAGAATAAGATGTACCAACTTGATCTTTCTACCCTAGAGTATAAGAGAAGTCTACAAACTCAAGCAAGTCAGGCTGCTTCTCAGATTAGCCAAGCTAATGATTATTGGGACAACTTAGTGTCTTCTGGACAACAAAGTGTAAACAACTTCTCAGATCAAAACGCTGGGGATGCTCAAACTGGTCTTTCACTTGGAAATGCTAATAACAACCAAGTAGCTACCAATTTGACTGGAGCAATTAATAAGAAAAAAGATGAAACCACCAATACGTTGAATACTTATGGCGGTAGATCTACAATGGCTTAATAATAACTAAAGAGGAAAAATGGCAGATAACCAAAATAGAAAGTTTGCTCTTGCAGGACTAAAAAAGTATTTTGATAATAAGACAGGTATCTTAAGTAAAACCAATTTAGATGAAAACGTAAGTAATTTTTTTAAGCAAGGGGTTTCAAACGTCAAACAATCCTACAACGCTGGAGGCGGACTAGATCAATACAATGTATTCTCTAGGCCAGCTTCTCGTGTTGTTTCTGACGTATCTAATATCGGTCAAAGACTAGGCTTATCTCAACAAACCTCTCAAGATATTGGCTATGGCTTAAGAGGTGCCGCATCTGTTACCCCAATGGGTATTTCAAATAAGCTATTTCCTAAAACTAAAAGTGCAGAAATGTTTAGGGCAGAAGCTCCTACAACAGCAAGACAAAAAACAGCTCAAAATATTGGTAGGACTGGCTATGAATATTTGCTGACTGCTCCACTAGGAGGTGCCAATATGGTTAAAAACACCATTAAAAAGGCAGCTATTGGGACAGGCGTTGGAGCTGGTTTAGGGGCTGGTTTGTCTGCATTATTTGGTGGAGATATTAAAGAGGGAGCTAAGCAAGGAGCTATGAGTGGCTTAAAAGCTGGTCCTCTTTTATCAGTTACAAACCCTTTAACTCAAAAAGCTATTGGTGCTTTAGGTGGAGGAATGGCAACTCAACAAACTCTAGGAAGAGCTATTGGTGGTGGAGCCAATTTAATTGAAGATGAAATATTAGCTAAAGCTGATGGTATTAATTTAACCAATAGAGATAGAGTTCAGTCGTTCTTAATAGGTGCTGCTTTAACAAACAACGATTTGGCTTGGAAACAAGCTAAGAGTAGTTTACAAAAGGCTGGAATTAAAAATGCTGATGATATGGTTGACCTAGCTAGGTCTCGTTTAACCTACGAAACTAAGTATAGAGAGCTAATGAATGGCGATGTTGTGCCAAAAGTAGTTAGAAAGAGCCAAACTGAAATAGAAGGTGTTGGCAGATCTATTGATAGGCTGCTAACCAGAGATGAAGCAATTAAGGGTGGATACAAGGTTCTTTCTCCATCTGAGGAGGCTGTCTTAAAGACCAAATTTACACAAGGAGGATTCATTGATTTAAACAAAGAAGCTCCTAAAGTAGAACCAAAGGCTAGTCCAGAGCAACAAAACATAATTGACGTTGCCAAAAAGGATATTGGAAGGACACAGGACAAATCTTCTACCATTAAACAAAAATTAGATAGCTTTTACACCCAGGCAGTTGATCGTTACTACCCAATTACTAAAGCATCTAATATCGCTAAAGGCAAAGTTAGAACTCAGGGGGCTGAACTTAGACCAGAATATGATCCAACAATTTTAGTTAGAAGAATGACTGGTGCTGGTGGAATTGCAGACCAAAGATTTAAGACTGAGCTAAACCCAATCCTTAAAGAGATGGAGGGTTCTAATATTGATAAAACTGACATGGATCTTTATTTAGTTAATAAGCGTATTGCTGGCTTTGGAACTGCTGGAAGAAGCGTAGCTGGTACAGATCCAGTTAAAGCTAAGGCTATTGTAGACGCACTAGAAGCCAAATATGGTGATTCTATTAAAAATACGAGTAGTAAGCTCTATACCTACCAAGATAAACTTTTAGACGAGATGGTGGACTCTGGCTTTATCTCAGAAGCAGATAGGCTTAAGGTTAAAAGTAGCAATCCAGACTTTGCTCCTTTATATCGTGCTATGGATCAAGCTGATAACTTTATAGGTGTTGCTGCTAAACGTACCATGCAAGGGAGCAACCCTTTAAAACTAATTAAAGGATCTGACGCTAAAATTGAACCACCAACTGAATCTATTATTGCCAATACTTTTAGCCAAAGAGCAGCTATTGAAAAGAACGCTGTTGCTAAATCTATCGTTAATCTTCAAAAGATAGCTGATATGGGTTTTGAAAAAGTAGCTAAATCTGGAGAAGACACTATTACTATTTGGAATGGTGGAGAAAAAGAATATTGGAAGGTAGGCAAAGAAATTGCTGATACAGCTAAAGGCTTAAATGAAGAATCAACTAATTTAATTGTTAGATTGATGCAAGCACCAGCAGCCATCTTAAGACAAGGTGCTACTGGAAGAAACCCAGAATTTTTGATTCCAAACATAATTAGAGATCAGTTAGATGCTGCTGTATCTTCTAAATATGGCTATATCCCTTTTGTTGACTACACAAGTGGTCTTTGGGAAATAGCTAAAAAAGGTCTTAACGACAGATTTGGGACACAACTTGATGCGAGTTTGTATGATAAATGGGCTAATTCTGGTGCCAAGATTGATATTGGTGAAATGAGTGGAAAGAAATCAATCCAAAAATACTTCGATGAAAAGAATTTAAAGAAGGGTGTTTTCAAATGGCTTAGTAAAGGACTTGATGTTTTAGGACAAGTTTCAGAACAACCTACACGTGTTGGTTTATTCAAGAAAGGATATAAAAAGACAGGTAATGAACTCTTAGCAATGATGGATAGTAGAGATGCTACTGTCGATTTTGCTCGTATGGGTTCTAAAATGAAGACCGCTAATTCAATCATTCCTTTTTTAAATGTTCAGGTTCAAGGTTTTGATAAATTAATAAGAGCTGCTAAAAACAATCCAGGCAAAGTTGCACTACTTGGTGCAATTTATGGAGCGACACCAGCTATTACTACTACTCTTTATAATCTAACTCAATATCCTGAGCTTTATGCTCAGATCCCAGACTATGAAAAAGAGAATAACTTTGTGATTGTTACGGGTCAAAGTGATAAAGGGACTGTCGATTATATTTCAATTCCAAAAGGCAACATCTTGCCTATAATTACAAACCCAATTGAGAACTTTATTAATTACGCTTTTAATAACGACACAGAGACTTTTGGTCAAATGGCTACAAGCGTTATTTCTTCTACTCTCCCTGGAATTGGATCAGGTTCTAGTCTTAAAGAAATTGGTATAAAAACCATTGGTAATTTAACACCACAAGCAATTAAACCAGCCATAGAGGGTTTAATGAATAAGTCTTTATACAAGTTTGACAGACAGACCCAAGAACCAAAGGATATTGTTCCTTACTACTTGCAGTCTAAAGAACCATACAAACAAACCTACGATTTTACCCCACAGGCTTACAACGCAATTGGAGCAGTCCTTAATGTTTCTCCTTTAAAGGTTAAAAATACTCTGGAGGGGTATCTAGCTGGTTATACTAAAATTCCAGTCTCTATTATTGAAAATCTTTATGATATTTCTAAGGGCAATGAGGTTAATAAAAATGAAGTTCCTTTAATGAGAAGATTCTTTAAGCAAACTTATGAAACCTCTGAGAATAAACCAACCATGCCAATTGAGAAAACACCTCTTAACGAGAGAATTGGCTTGGAAAAGGCTGGAGCTTGGGGAGGTACAAAAGAAGCTAAACCAATCACCGATAAAACTATTAAAAGATATGTCAGCTCTTTAGAATTACAAAAGACTTTGGATATGCCAGAGGATAATAAATATCTTAAAAAGATTAAATCTAAAGAGGTATTTAAAGAATCAGCTAAGATCTTTAAAGATGAGGACATTCCAGATAATGTTAAAGACGGTCTTTATAAAGAGCTAGGGGTCAGTAAAAGCGACATCGAGTACTATGATGTAGCCAAGAGAACTAATGATGAAAAGAACGCCTATGTTCTTTCTGAATTAGAATCAGGAAAGATAAAGGATCGTCAGCAATTACTGCAATTCTTAGCCATGAATAGAAAAGAAATTAATGGAAGTATTGTTGCCTCTGAGGGTGTTCTTAAAGAATTGAGGGATACTGGCTTTATAACTAGCGATGAATTTAAAAAGCTAAACGATCTTAAATATACAACTGATGAGAATGGTAAGTTAGTTCCAAATGTTAAAGTTTCAGGTAGAGGAAGCGGTGCCAAATTAAAGAAAATTAAGTGGAACGCTCCTAGTGTTTCTGCTCCACCAAAAGTATCTGCTCCAAAGGTTTCTTCTTTTAAAACACCAGTCCCTAACTTAGCTAAACTAAAGATCAATCCTAAATCTGCTGAAACAAGCGTTGGAAACTACACTGGAAAACCTAAGCAAGCTATTGCTAAAATAAAAGCTAGAAAGATAAATTTATAATGGAGATAAAAATAGTTGGAGAAGATGGTCAAGTTAAAGAAGAAGCAAAAGCTATAAGTAGCGATGGACCAGAAGTTTCTTTAGCTGAACCATTAAATTTAGACCTTCTTTCTTTAGCTCAGATGTTTGAAATGAGCCCAGGAGAGACTAAAGAGAGCGAAGAGAAATTAGAAACTCTAATAAAGTGGGCTAAAACTCAAACAGATAAACCTACGAGAGAGAATCTTAAATGGGCTATTAGAAATTTAGAAAGCAGAGTTGGATCTCCACCACTAGGAGAGTCAAGTTTAAATAAGATTTATAGATTTGCTTTCTTAGAACTAGAAGAACAAAAGATAAGATCAGAAAAAGAATCAATGTATGCCAATTAATATTACAGATCTCTATAACAGCCTCTTCGGTAAGAAGGGGATTGCTGATGGAAACGTAATTGATATGGCAGAACATGGTCGAGTAGGAGGTCTTTCAACAGGGCAATCATTTAAACACGTTTCTGTTATTGATCCCTCAACTGGAGAGTCAACGACAGATCTCCAAAATACCTTAAATGCTTTAACTGAAACCCTACAAGAGCTTATTTCTAGGTTAGAGCCTCTAGCTGGTGCTATGGCTAATACTGCTCAGCTAAGAGTAGTACAAACCACAGTCCCATCTACTGCTGTAACTGGACCAATTACTTCTGCTCAGTCTATTGCTGAAAAAGCTGTTGCTGGTATATCTTTCCCTGAAAAAGTTGCTGTTACTAATCAAACTGCTATACAATCAAATATAAATAACTGTACTGGAGCTTAAAATGTCTGAAACCCAAAACAATCTACCACTACTGCATAGAAAAGAATGGCAAACCATGACCCCAGCTCCAGTAGCTTCTGCTATTGGTACTAATGTCATCTTCTCTAAGAATGGAGCAAATAACATAGCCTTAGTTATGTATTCGGCTACTGTTCATTACCTTTATCACCATGACGAAGATGCTTATATTCAAATCCCCTCTGGTGGGTTTGGCGGTACTTATGTAGCTGGTACTACTGGCATTTATCATCCTTGGTCCAAAACTTATACCGCTACTGGTGGTTCTACTACTACCATCACAGTTGCAGCTGCTTCTTTTAACTTAAATGGATTTGTTAGAGGTGAAGTTATAGAGTTTTTATCAGGAACGGCTGGAAATATTGGAACTAGAACTACAATCACTCAAATTTTAAATAATGCTGGTCAGGGAACTATCACCCTTACCCTAGCTGATGCAGTTACCTCAGTAGCCAATAATGATACCTTTAGAGTTCGCTCTGGAAGATTCTTTGTCATGGCTTCTGGTACTTTAGCAGCCAATACTTTTAAAGAGTTTGACCTTGGAACTCTCTCATGGACCGATAAGGCCTTTGCCACAGGTGGAACAACCAACGCCACAGACGCACAGCTTGTAGTTCCTTATATGACCACTGAAATCTTTGATAGTGGAACTGCAACAAGTGGCTCGTCAACAACTTTAGTACAAAGCTCAAGAACTTGGACAGTAGATCAGTGGATCAACTATCAAGTTAGAATCACCGCTGGCACAGGCAAAGGTCAGGTTAGAGTAATTACCGACAGTGATGCTACTTCACTTACTTTTGCAGCAGGAGCGACGATTGACTCAACTTCACAGTTTGCCATAGAAGGTGATGAAAACGCCATTTATTACATAGGTAATGGTGCGGTTGCGATGTATAAGTATTCAATTTCTGCTAACTCTTGGTCAACTGTTTCAGTAACAGCAGCAAGAGCTGGAGCTCCAGCAGCAGGAATGACTGCTGATTGGGTTGGAATCACTGGAGATACTGGCTGGGCTAATGTAAGCAACTGTTTAGATGGAAGATATATCTACTCATTCAGACCTACATCTGGAATCCTTGACCGCTATGATATTGCTTCAAGAGCTTGGCTGCCTACAACTGGTGTAAACTACTTGCCAGTCTTAACTCTAGCTAATGGTGCTTCTTCAATGTGGGATGGTAGATACATTTATTTAATGGTTGCTGGTTCAGCCACAGTGCCTTGTAGATTCTACAAATACTCAGTCAGGGGTAATTATGTTGAGCCAGTTGCAGAGGACTGGTATCTCGGAGGAGCGGCAGTAGTTGGAGATAAACTTTGGATTAAAGACTTGTCTGCTGCTGGAGCAATCAAATGGCTTTACTATATGTCTGGAACATCAACTATCGTTAGAAGATTAATGATTTATTAAAAGAAATATATGACTGTAAAAAAAAACGAAACGCAAGAAACCATAGTGATCAATCAAGAACAAAGAAAAAGTATTGCAATGGAGAAACTAACTAATGCCGTCAACCTTATTCTCAGAATCAAAGAGGTCATCTCTATTGCGAGCATTATTGCTTTATGGCTTCTTGCTTTGTGGTTTACTAATAAACTTGCTCCTTTTGTTCAAAGTGATAGAGATGCCGACTTTAGAATTACAGCCGTTGAAACAGATGTGGGGTCAATTAAAGATGATCTTAAAATAATGGTAGATAATATTAGCTCAATTAAATCTGATACAGCATATATAAAAGGACAACTGTCTAAATAGGAGTTTTTGATGAGAACCAAACAAGAAGTAATTAGCTTTTTGGAAAGTAAACTTGGGACAAAAGTCGTTTGTGTTGGGAATCCCTCTCTTGATGGTCAATGCGTTACTTTGATTAAATCCTTAATGGAATTTTTAGGCGTACCAAATCCCTATAAAGCTAGAGGAAATGCTAATACCTGCATCGCTGCTTATCTTAATGAAGGTATTGCTAAACCAGGTACAGGGTTTTTATCTGTCTTTTCAAACAAAAATATGGCTGGCGGTGTTGGTCATATCTGGTTAAATGCTGGAGAAGGAGATGGAACTTATTACGAAAGCAATGGTCAAAAACCTTTAACTGTTACTAAGGGGAAAACCTATTCTTACGACAATGTTTGTAATTTCGATCAATATATTAAAGAAGGAGAAAATATGATGCAAATTGAAGAAAAGAAATTTGAAGAGTTGGTTACTAAATCTACTAAATATGATGAGTTTGTTGCGGCTGGTTATGAATCAGCAGCACAAGTGAATGTAAAAGTAGGAAATTATGAAACAACAATTTTTTATCTTAATAGGAAGATTGAGGGTTTATCTAAGCCTGAAACACCAGATGTTGAAGTTGAAGTGGGGCTTGTGGAAGGTGAAGCAATACTCGCAGAAATGCTCCCAAATGGAGGAAAGAAGACGTTTAGAGATGATGGCTCAGAAGAAATAGAAATTAGTTATAAATTGAAAGGTTAAAATGGCAAGTAAAAAATATTCATTAAACAGAACAGACTATAAGAAAATAGCCAGCAATGCTTTAATTTTTTCAGCACCAGCCTTGATTATTTTCTTTCTTCAACTCTCTCAGGGTGTTAATTTTAAAATGGCTTCTAGCGTAGCTCTTCTAGCTTTCTATGGGGTTTTAGCAGACGCAATTAAAAAATATACTGCTGGAAAATAATGGAGCGAGAACGACCCGAGACTAACAATCTTTGGTCAATTTTAGGCATTAGCCTACTTTCAGTTATCGCAACAGGGGCTTTCTCTTGGAAGTCCAAACAGATAATCAAACAACGAGATGGCAATAAATCAGTTCTAAGTGGAGAGACAGAAGATTTAGAGGCTGCTCATATAAATCATGCCAGAAATGAACGTTATGACGATCCTAGCAATGGTCGGCTTTTAACAACAGAGGAGCACCTTCGAGACCACATAAATAGAGCTGGTAGGAATGGGCTCACAAAAGCTCAAAATAATTGGGCGATTGCAATGCTCAAGAAGAAGCTAGGAATTGAGGACTAAATTAGCAGTCATCTTGACAAAGTGCTAATTTTCTGCTAAGATTTCTTTATTCAAGTAGGTTTTAGACCATAAGTTTATTACGTATTTGACAAAAACACAGTAATAAAACGCCTCTCGTAAAACAGGGGCTTTTTATATTATCCGATCAATTCACTAATTACCGATTCTTTGAAAGCATCTGTTACTACTGGTTCTTTTTTAACCTCTTTCTTTTCAAATCCACCAATCCCTATTTTAAGAACGCCAGCCATTTCTTCTATGCGTTTTCTATAAGCTCCATATTTAGTCCAAGCTAGTTTTAATTCAAACAAGCGATCTCTCAAGTCTTGAGTAGTTACTAAACCGCTTATTTTAGAGGTATAGTGCTCTTTAAAGTAATCTTCTGGATCTTCTGGTAAATCTGATAGTCTTTTGCAAAATGAGTTCATAATATTATTAGCTTTCCGCCATAATAAACCATCTCCTCTAAAGAGGCAGACTTTTTATCGTGTCTTTCAACCATTTTAATAAAATCCTCAACTCTCATTTTAATAACTTGTTTGGGTTTTCTTGGTATATAAAAAAGAATAACTACAAACCCCTCTCCCTTCATCCATAAACAATCAAAGGGTTTCTTTGCCGTAAATCTAGTCTTCATACCAGGAAAGATTGGAGAATCACTTATCTTATGAAAAAGACCCTTTTGAGCCTTTAGAAGCCCCTCAATTTGATGTAATTTAACGTTGTTAAAGGCAAACTTCTTTGTTTTGCAGATCTTTAACTCATAAACTTCTGAGTCTGCTGGATTATTCTTTTCACAGTAATTTCTCCATAGTGTCTGGAACCCAGCCTCTTTCACAGTTTTGGCTTTCTCTTTGGATATATTTGTTGTGCTGCATGACCTCCAAAAGCCTTTGGTGAAACCTTATGTCCAGAGTTTACCATAACTCTTCTATCTCTCTCTCGTTTATAGCAGTCTTGGCAATAGACTTTCTTCATAAACTCTTTGCCCTCTTCTCTAAGAAGACAATTACAAGAATTACAACGAGCATCTTGTTTGACCAGACCAAGAACTTTTATATTAAAGGCTTTCTTATTTTTAGGATTATTGCCATCAACTACTCTTAACTCGATAAGATCTGTTATCTTTATATTTTCTATCTCTCCAACTGTTAATTTAGCGTTTATTATCATTTTTTTAATTTTCCCCTTATTGGCAGCATAATTCTTATTTCTGTTTTCATTTTATATTTCTTGCAGTTCTTATTTGCTCTCTCAAGTTCACTAATTAAACCCTTGAATGTCTTAAAACTAATCTTTTTTAACTCTCCTTTTGCACTTGGGTATAAATTGACCAACTCGCTTACCTCAGTCATTGGCGAAGTATCCGAAGTATCCATTGTATCTATTGGAAATGTAGCGGTTCTAAAAGAACAAGTCAGTTTTTCGTTTAATCCTTTAAACCAAGTCATTTTTTGCCTTTCTTAGTCCACTTCTCCATATAGTCTCTACACTTTCCAGCTAAAAAGTCTTGGTAATAAGCAAATATTTCTTTTGTTTCTTTACTCAACTTAATCCCCTTCTCGTCTAATATTTCAAAGGCTAAATGATTAGTCTCATGAACAATAATACTGAATCCATAGACTGAAAAGTGAATATGACGAAATTTTCTATCTTCGCTCTCAAGTAATTCAGTAAATCCATAAGTATATTTTCCTATTTCTATGTCATCAATATTTCTGTTTTTGTACCACCTGGATAATTGTTTTTGATCCCCATAAGTAATAATAATATCTTCGTCAAAGATTAGCTCATGGATAACTGCTTGCTTTATTTTGTCAGATTTCATTTATTTACTCTTTAATAGTTTTTATTTGTTCAATCTTTATTATAGCTCCTTTATTAGCCTCATCTTCCGTTATCTTTTTAGAGTTTAAAATAGCTTCTTCCACTGAAAAAGCCCAAACTTCTACTGATTTTTCTCCGATTCCACCATAAGTTACTTTATATTTTATTTGCTGCATTTAATCCTCCTTTTTAACTGCTTCCTTATAATACATCTGGACACTCCTATCTGTTTTGTACAGCTCTCGTGTTTCTTCTAGTGTTCTTGACTTAGAAACTATCTCAACTCCCAAATATTTGCACAAAGCATCAATTATTTCAGTATTTTCTTTTAATTCTTCTTCTAGGTCTTCTATGTATCCCATATTATTTTTTCTTTAATTGGTTAGAGCAATAATAATTAGTGGCAAGCAAATCAATAACAAACTGCCTACTGCTACAATCCCTTGCTCTTTAATTGATAGCTCATTGAATAATCTGCCAATCTTTTCATCTCTATTTTCTTCTCTCCAAACTTTCATAATTAGCTTCCTTTATTAGTTAATTAAACTTCTAGTTAGAACCTATTAGAGGACTGCTGTCTTGTACTTTGACTGCCTAAGTTTGAAATACTTATCAAACCCGTTGAACTCTCTAATAAGTTCCAAGCAAAAGTCTAATTATTAAGTTCCTAATTATCTGCCTGAAACTCAGACAGATGTTAAAAACCTAATTTCCAAATTTACCCCAGTCTTTTGAGTTCTCATCAATAATAACTAGCTTATTGAAAAGCAATTGCTTAATTAGTTTAAGTCTTCCGTAAAGTGTTGGTTTGATTACTATTGTTTTCATAAATCCTCCTTATTTAATTAGTAAGTTTATTAAAGACTTAAAGCAAAGCAGGTGTCTCACAAAGAAACCTAGGATAATTTGTCGTTAAAGGTAAAAACCTTTTCACCTACCCTGCTTTAAATCCTCAATTTTAAAGTTCCTAATCTCAGCCCTTGGTAGAGCTGAGTTAAAAACCTATTTAATGTTTACAAATGGGGTGGCTGCACCATTAGTCATATAGACTGGCAATACACCATTCCATCTTTCAACTGCACGAAGCTGTAAAACTTCTGGATTGGCTCTAAGAGCTTCACCTTCAATTCTTTGAGCCTCTGCTTTGCCTTTAGCGGTAGCAACTGCTTGCTCTGCTTCAAACTGAATTTGTTTCAATTTGTTTTCAGAAGCTAAAGCGTCTTGTTGAGCAGTTACTTTTCTCTCAATACTAGCGTTGAATGATTCCGAGAAATCAAAGTCAACGATATTAAGATCAGAAGCAATCAGCCCATATTGAGCCACTCTAGTACGCAACTCTGCCAAGATAGCGTCTGAAACTTCACCACGTTTAGTGATAAGTTCCTCTGCGGTAAATTTAGCAGTAATAGACTTAACTGATTCTTGAATCGCTGGTGCAACAATTCTGTCATCATAGTCATCGCCTACTTGCTGATACAAATCAGCTACTCTGCTTGGATCAATTGCAAAGTTGACGGCAATCTTAGAGGAAACTGACTGCAAGTCTTTAGAGGCTGCGGTTGCGTCTACTTCTTTTTTCTGGACACGAACCTCAACGTTCTTATTGCTTTCAATCAAAGGCACTTTAAAGAAAACACCCTCGTTTCTAATTTCGCCTGTTAGACTTCCTAGTCTAAGGGCAATTCCTCTATAACCAACTGGCACAAAGCCAAATGGCTTGAGTATTAGAAAGAGTATAAAAGCTCCTCCTAAGACCAATAGTTTAATAACGCTTCTGTCAGACATATTATGTCTCCTTTCTTATAATTATTATTTAGCTAAGTAAAAATAGCAAACCGCAAACCCGCAAGCAAAGCAAATTACTTGCAACAAAATGATTTTAAAGTTGTTCATATCTCCTTTCTTTTAATTATTTAATACTTTTTAAAGCACTTCCCACTAAATTCATTGTTACTGTTAAAGGTAGGTCAATCCAGAATAATAACCAAAGAACAGGCGTTGCTTCTACGTGTTTATAGAGTAAAAACCTAGATAAAAACATAAGTGGTAAAGACATAAATACTAGCAAAGTTCCTGCTAACGCTAAAATTGTTTTATTTTTCATAATTTATCCTTTTCTATTAATTAATAATTCCCTGATAACTCTGATAGGATTGCTCCATTTTAAGTAGAGCTTCCAGTGCCCCTGATATGCTTCTTTCTCTGTTGAATATCTAACCATGTCTAGCTCTGATCTTCCTTTAAAGAAAAGCATTGATTCAAAGATTAAAGGCTTGTGCTTGCTCATCACAAAACTATGGTCTAGTCCCAGCCAGACAGTAGAAAGCCAACCACCCCACCAAAGATAAGATTGTCTAACCACCTTGTACTTTCTATCCACCAGCATCTTCTCTACTTTCTTCATAGCTTTAGACCATTTAGGAGAGCCTATTTCTGACAGCTTATCGTTTACGATCATCTTCCCATCTCTACCATACCAATTTGACATATTATTTTTTAACCCTTTCTTTTGGTACTTCTTTGCCAAGCTCACCATCTGGTTTTACTTCTCTAAAGGAACCATCCGGCACTCTTTCAATGACAATATCCTTATCTTTTAATACTTCTTTTAATTCCCCATTCACTATTTGCATAGTTGGTTCAGGCTGTCCAATTCCATTGGTTCTTTGTCGGTAGTAGAAATACCAACCTGGTGTTCCAGAACAAAGAGCTACTCCCACCTGGTCTGTTTCTACTGCTTGGCAATAACAGTCTGGGCAATGAAGCCCCTTGATTGGTCTATCTGGATAGGCTTTAACTGGACTGGTTATTCCAAGAGATGTATCTCTATAATTAAAACCTCTCGTTTTTCCCTGGACACTTTGTTTGTCTTTATATCTAACAAAGCCCCTCTGAGGATTTGAAGGATTTTCAGTCCAAACAACTCTCCCCTCTTTATCTACTGTCTGATAGTGAGACCCGTAGTGAGCTCGATTTGTATAACCCCCTTTTATGCTTCTATCAATCTCTGGGACTGGATCGGTATAATGACCAGACTCATCTTGTTCTCTCCAAACAACCCCTCTATTTTCTAGTAAGTCGCTCATTATTTACCCCCTTTCTTTCCCATAAAGGCTTTAAATCTATCTACAATTTCTACTTTACCCTCACCGCTTACCACATCGTAGTCTCTTGAAGCAACGTAGTTTCCCTGGGTAAAGCTCTCTTCTTTAGAATCAGCAAACTCAGTTATAGAACGAATTTCTGTTTCTACTGCTGTTACAAAAGAGGCATGATTAATTTTAGACAAGCCTTTATAAGCAGCTCTTCTAGCAGAGTTAAGAACACAATTTTTGATACTTCCACCAGTTAGAGGATATTTAGCTAACTTTTTAAAGCTAACATCTTTATCTAAAGGTGCTTTCTTAGGAATCATTCTCTTCCAGATTTGCTCTCTAGCTTCTTCATCTGGAAATTCAAACTCTATCTTCCCAGAGATACGTCTTTCCAAAGCTGCATCTAAACGACCTAACCTGTTTGTAGTAAAGATGACAACACCCTCAAAGCGTTCTATTTCAGAGAGAAGAGTGTTAATTTGGCTAGACATAATATGACCAACTTGGTTGCGATCCATAAGTAAGGAATCACATTCATCAAGTAAAACCACGGTGTCTTTACCAGCCTTTTTAAATATCTCTTTGATCTTTCTTTCAGCTCCACCTGGTTCAGAGGATTGAATCTCGGCTGCTCCAATTAGTTCAAACTTCATATCTAATTTCTCAGCAATAGCTTGAGCCATTAAAGTCTTACCAGTTCCAGGGATGCCATAAAAGAGTAAGGAAATAGCTGTACCTTTTTCAAAAACTTCTTTAAATCCCCACGTCTCAAAGATCATTTCAGTATTCTCTTTTTGAGAGATTGCCTCGAGTATTTGGTCTTTCTTCTCTTGAGAGATAACCACAGTATCCATTAAAGGTACTTTTGCCTCAACGACTGGATCTACCACCTTTTTCTTTCTACCTCTTTTTGTTGTTCCTTTTGGATAAGAATCAGCATCTAAACCTACAATCATAAAATTAGCCCAGCTCCAACGACCTGAGTCTTCTATCATTGAATATTTAGTTAAACCATCGCTTCTAAGTTCAACAGTTTTGATAGTCATTACTCTATTGAACCAAACATCCATCTCACCATCCTCATTCCAATTAAAATCTGGCACAGGAGAGGCAGAGAATGTTCTTGATGGAGCAATTTTAACTTTATCTCCAATTTTATATAAAGTAGCTCCTTCTAAACGATTTTTATCTATTTCGTGTGTTTCACCTCCCGTTATTGGAGAACATACATAATTTGTACTAGCTAATCCAACTACTCTCAAAACAGTTCTTCTTTCTCTCCAGGTAGTTTGCCAAAGACTATTATCAGTAGGATCACTTTCTTTAATTATTACGAAATCTCCTATCTGAAAACCCTCTGCTCTTGGTTCTGGTGGAGAAATTAGCCTTCCACCATCTATTCTTGAACCGATTGGTGGATCTATTGGGCTAACTGTAATTGTTTCTCTATAAGGATCTACAATATTTTCAAGTCCTCTCATTTCTCTTGCTGGAGCATTAGAAAGTGGAGATAATCCCCTATCTCTCGCAGCTCTTCTCTCCATTTCTTCTACAACTCTTCTTTCAAAAGTACTTCTTGTATCTGCCATTTCTGTTATCTCCTTTTTACTTACTAATTTTAAATCTTCTTTGTGATAGCTGTTGTGCTTGTTGCTGCCCCACTTAACTTGTAAATAATCACTTCCAGCTCTAACTATTTCTGCAAGAACATTTTTAGGTAGTTGTTCTGCACCTTGTCCCCAATTAGCTATTCCTTTTTCGGTAATCTTTACTAAGTCTCCAACCTTAAATTCTGTTTTCTTCGTTGTTTTCTTCTTTTCCCCACCAACTAATTCCCACTGTTCTGTTCTAGCCCAACCACCGCTCTTTGGAACAAAGCCTTTGTTGGCATCTGCAAAGCCGTATTTTTCATATTCTTCCATGCCAGGGACAGATTCAACCTCATCAATTTTCCCTGTTGCTATATGTTTAACTTTGTCTCCTTTTTTAAATGCCATTGTTGTTGTCTCCCTTAATTTTTATACTGAGCAGTTTTAAGAGATGCTCAGCTCTTTTAAAAACTAGATCATCTTTTCTTCAATTTGTTTTAAAGCCAAATCCATATCTTTCAGGATTTTATTTCCAGCTTTAATTCTAGCCTTATCAGTTTCTTGAGCTACTTTTAATTCAAGTTCTCTTCTCATTTCTTTTAGACGTTTGAGAGATTTGTTTGCATTGCCTCTTAAACCTCCAACCACTTCTTCTACTTGTTGACCTTCTTTAAAGGTGGCATCAATGGTTTTAAAAAGTAATTTTTTAGATTGTTTATTAGCAATTCCCATTCCAACAAGCATTTTGAACTGAATCATAAATACAGCGGTTGTTGCTTGTACAAATTCAATTAGCTTCTCTCTATCTCTAAAGATACCTTCATTCTTGCCGAGCATATCGCCCAAACTCTGTCCGATACTTGGATCTAATTCAAAGAATGGTTCTTTACTCTTTTTGTTTTCGTATATTTTTACTATCATTTTTTTTCACCTTTCTTTTGTGAATATATTTTTGCCTTGTCATTTTCTATCTCGAAGTTGACTTCTTTGCCAGATAATATTTCGTAGACTACTTCTAGTAAAATCCAAGGCTTTGTTAATAATTTTTTAATTAATACTAGATAAGCTCTAAACACTACTCTTCTTCTCTTTTTACGCCTGGCTCGTATTTTTCATATTCTCTCCAGAAGTAACCGCCAGTCTTATACAGACCGAGCTTACTCTTGGCTCCGCATTTGGTACAAACTACGTTGACGTAGGTATTGCCCTCAGCATCTTTATTGGAGATGAGCTTTTTGGTCAAAAGACCAACGTCTCCACAAATACATTTAGCTCTAGGATTAGATAGAACCGCTGCTTTGTGCAGAGTATCAATCTCTCCTCTTTCCTCAATCTCGAAGGTGTAATGTACACCTCCCATTTCCATATCAGTAATTATTTTCATAATTCCTTTCTACTTATTAATAACTTCTAAACAAGGGGTCTCTTTAATACCATCACTAAACCCTAAAGTATAAGCCTTCTCTTTTTCTGCGGAGATAATACCCATACCTAAAATAAAGGCAAAGAGCATTGAGGCTAGAACAATCGACATTAGTAATAAAACAATTAATCTTTTCATATTATTTCTCGAAATACTCCTTACTAAGTAAAAGCATCAATTCTAGTCTAATTTCAGCTCTATAAAGGTCGTTGTCCAGTAAATCATCAAACTCTTCTCCCTTTACATCTTCGTTTAATTCATAGATGGCATCGCTAATTCCGTCAGAGATAGCATCCTCTATCTTTTGAATAAATCTAGCTTTTACTTCTTTTGGTATCTGCATCTAATCTGTCCTTTCTTGCTTTAAAAAGCAATATTGCTAACCTATTTAATTCTCCACTACTTAAATTCTTCCACTCAGCAAAACTATTATATTTGTCCTCATTCTGCCATTTTTCAATTGCTTCAAACTTAGGTATTTTCTTCTCTTTCATGGCTCTATCAAAATCATCAATGATTTTATCCACAGCTTTCTCATAGTCCTTAGTCTTAAAGGAGAAGAGTAGTGGTCTATAATCATCTGAGGCAACGTATAGTATGCTAAATTCGTCATATCCTTGTGAAAGAGCATAATGGCATCCCTGCAAAATATGACCTCTTTTTGCCCCACTCTTAGATATCCATTTAAAAGCAGCGTTAGTAACAGACTTGACTTCTATTGGTTGGTCTTCACTTACCACCAACATATCCAAATAGCCCACAACGTCTCTGTAATTACACTCCACTTGCTTTTCAATCTCTAAACCAGAATCCTCTAAAGTTTTAACTATAAAATCCTCAACATCACGACCTCTTTTAAATTTACCGAGAGTGTAATCGTCTACTTCTTCTTTTAAAGCAGATAGAGCTTTTAACACTTGCCACTGTATAGGACTTCCCAACATCGAAGCAGAGAGTTTTCCACTAGGGGTGTGTTTGTCTGATCTTTCTTTGTCTTCTTTGCGAAGTACAAATGAGATTTTCTCGCTTATGTCTTTAGTTGTTAGCATTTGTCTTTCTCTATTTGTTTAATAGCTAAAAATTCCTCTTCTCCAGCTAGCCCATCAATGCCCTCATATTTCATCTCTTCATTGTGAGCTTCAATATAGCCAATAGCCCAAGATAAAGCCGAAAACTCTCGTCTGTCAAAGCTACGATCAACGTCTTCGACAATATTGTTAATTCTCTCTTCTAGCCAATCTCTTCTTCTCTTTAAGACATAAAGTCTTTTTCTTTCTCTTGAGTTGAGTGGTTTAAAATAATTGGTGTTTGGATCAAACATTTTTCTCCTTTCTCTTTTTAAAGTAATCTGCCACTACTTCTTCATATAAAATTGCGAGGCCTCTTCCAAAACACCAACCACCAGCCAGTGAGAGAGTAAGAACAGCTCCCAATCTATGAGAAGCAATAATTAAAAGGATTCCTGCTATAAATAAAGAAATTCCGTCTGTTATTAATATCTTTTTCATAATTTAATCCCTGTATAATTTATAAGTTTCTTCATCGTAATTAATAATCATCTTCAAATCTATCTGGCTATGGATTTTGTCTCCATACTCTTCAATCTCTCCCCAACTGTTGTCTAGCTCTTGTGTGTAGTAAACGCACCAGTCTGGGACTGTCCCTCTATAAACAATAAACTTGATTCTTTGTTTTAGATCTGCGTTCCAGTGATTTCTGATTTCTCCATATCCTCTATAAATTGTAGAGTTAGGGGTTGTTTCCAAAACAGTCTCTTTTGTTAGGTTAAGTTTTTCTCTTTTCCTTTGCATATTAAAAAAGTCCTTCCTGTCCTTCACTAAGAACGAAATGTCCCGCTTCCTTATTAATAATGTCAAAGCCCTTTTGTCTTAAGCCATAAATTCTGGCGTTATATTGGGCTATTCCTAAGCCTTGGGGGCGAGGCATCATCAGTTCATAAACATAGACACCTCGCTCTCCTCTAGCTTTGAGTAAGTCTAAAATGCGTTCTTCTTGTGTTTTATCTTCTCTATATTTCATTATTCTTGGTCTTCTTTTAATCTTTCGATCTCAATTCTCTTTCTAATTAGTTTATTTACAGCTTCACCGCCTTCTTTTCTGGCTTCCATTAGCTCTTTATCATCTTGCTCCATTCTTAAGACGTTAATTCCAACAGAGTAGCCATTCAACATTGCTGTTAATATCTCTGGCAAGTGGGCTATAACGTCTTTTGCTATTGCAAAGAATATAACGATTTTTCCAAGAAACTTTAATCTTGGAACGTTGACCGAGCTATATTCTTTCTCCAAACTATTAGGTTTTGAATCCATCTCTAGTTTATTAAAAGTATTTAAAGCGTTCTTCTTGTATAAAGCAGAAGCCTTCTTGATTGCCCCAATTGCTTCTCTCCTGCTCATCATATGCATTTCTTTAAGATCGTAAGAAACTGATCCAACACAAGATGAAGCAACGAAAGTAGCTAGTCTGGCAACATTATCAATCTCTTTTAGGCTTAGCTTCTTGCTAAACTCCATCACTCCAAAATTACCATCTTTAATTGTAACTAGAGTTTTAGCTCCATCTTTAAAAGTTATACTAAGATTCATTTAAAGCCCTTTCTAATTGTTCGTTAGCATCTTTTAGCATATTGGCAAAAGTTGTTTTTATTACTTTTTGAGCTTCTATCTTGCTCTTTTTACCCCTCTTAATGTTTCTCGCTAAGACATCAACAATTATTCCAATAGCAATCGAAGAGAGGGCGTTTGTGATTTGGAACATCTTTTCACCCATATCACCTTTTCTTTTGATTTGGACTCTTCTTCCACCCTCTTCTTCTATTTTGTCCAACGACATCATTGTTACAAATCCATCTTTAATAATTAGTTTCATTATTCTCCTTTTTTTATTTTACTTTTTAAGTCTTCCCAATTTCTTCTCTTTTGGCTAGGGGCTTTTAATCCCATCTTATCCATCCAATTATAAATTGTTACCCTAGAGATCTTATACTCTTTGCTTGCTTGTGAGACTGTCTTAAATCCTGACATAATCTCAGTTACAATATTCACAATCGATTCATCTGTAATCATATTATTTACCTTTCTTTTTACTAACTTTTTTAACTACTTTCTTTGGTTTAGCACCATCTCTTTTTTCTTTAAGAACCCTTGAGGTTTCTTTTAAAACCTTAACAAATTTATCTAAGCTCTCGATATTATCAAAAATTATCTTTGAACCATATTGAGTTGTGAGTGTTGCGTTAAAATCTTCGCAATATTCAACTTTCAGCGATTTCCCCTCGCCATACTTAATTGTAAACTCTCTTGGATAAACTATCTCCATTTTATTTGTTCCTTTCTCTTTGCTTTTACTTAATAATTCCAAATACGTTTTTTTGTCCCACATACCATTAGCAGAGCAGACTCTTCCATTTTCTATTTTGCAAGCCCAATCATCATCTTTTCCATCATCTCTTTTTATATAAAGGCGATTTTCGCTAATATTTACAACAGTTCCAGTGTAGATATTGTCTTTATCTGTACCACTAGCCCTTACTCTGTCTCCAACCTTAAATTTTATATTCATATAGTTTTTGCTCTCCTCTAGCTATCTAATTAATTAATACCATCCCCCACAATTAAGATTTGTTGGCTCTTTTTCTAAACACTCCGCCTTCTTCTCATTCCAAAACTCTAAGGCTCTTTGAGGTGTTTTATATCTATTTTTAATATACTTCTTCATCCAGTCTAATTGGCATTGCTCGTCTGCTAAATCGCAATCCATCTTGCTACAAGGCAAGCTCTGACCAAGGCCACAAGCTCCACTTGTAGGATTAATAGCGTATTTGTTAAAGCTCGATTCCTCTTTTATTAATTGTGCTGTATATGTCCAGTCATCCCCAAAAGTATCTTTAATTTTAGAGCTTAAATCTGGGTATTTATTAATGAGCTTGATTGTTTCTCTATCGGGTGTGAAAACAACGGTTTTGAGTGGTTTTAGCTCTTCCTTAGCTATGACAATTGATTCTTTTATATATGGCTGTCCCTTAACTAAAGCTATATTGTTATTATTGACTGCTTGAATCCCTGCAATCAAAGCACAAACACACCATAGACTTGCCGAAGGGATATAGTAATACCACTTTGCTTCGTTTCTTTTTAATCTTGATTTTGCTAATTTCATAAATGTCTCCATTTCTTACTGAGCAGTTTTATAACTTGCTCAGGTTATTAAATCATTATTTTTTAAATGATATTTTTCCCTCGTCAAACATCTTAGACAAAACTTTATAGATGAATCCATAAAGAGATGTCATTCCGTTGGATTTCTTGCCAAGAACAGTCAAAACTTGACTAGCTCTGACTTCTCGATTCATAAGAGCAATAATAAGCTCCTCTTCTTCACTAGTGGTTATTTCGCCCACTTGTTTGACCCTGACTTTGACCGTTTTGGCTTTTTCTAATAATGTTTTTGCCATTGCTGTCTCCTTTCTTATAATTTCTACCTGCTAGCCTCTAATAGATTGGTGAAAGAATTAGAGGCTATGAAGCTAGAAGTTAATCTATTTATCCTCCTTTAGCATCTTTTCAAGCTCAGAACTAACTAGATGACAGTATAGGTTCCAAGACTTTTCATCGCTGTACTCTTTTCCCTGTGGATTGATATCTAAGCTATTTAAAAACTCTTTAACCTCATAATGATAAACTAAGAACGAGCCACCTTTGACCAACTCAACCCCTGCTTGATAATCAGTCATGTCGTGATGTCTAGCGGCTTCTCTGTTATCTCTTAGCTCGTCTAAGCAAGCCTCTTCGTTGCCATTATTCTCACAAAAACTAAAGATATGGTTTCTTACTTTTTCTCTAACTATTTTAGTATTTGATCTCATAATTTGTGCTTTCTGCTAAAGTTAATTAGCTATTTATTTATTGATTAATTGATCCTTCACATTCTCTTGGTGTCATGTCTAGCTCTCCATGAGCTTTTAATAGATCGCTTGTTTCTTTATATAGCTTGATGATTTCAGGGTAGAACATCCCTTGACACTCTAATTGCTCGGCTAAAACGTCCATCTTGCCGGCTCTAAAGCCTGAATTGTAGCTGTCTATGCGTTCTTGCTTGCTTCTCTTACTTAGGACTAGAGAAGTAATAAGAAGGATAATGATTAAAAGACTTTTAATATCTTCTTGCATTATTTAACCCCCCATTTGGCAATTAGATTAGTCTCGACCTCTGCTAATTCAATAGCAATGTCTTCTTCTTCTCTTTCGAGCTTGTTTAGCTCTCTAACTAAGGTGTGAATATTAGCAGGAAATACGTTGTCTAGCATTTCTTGCGTAATTTGTATGGTGCTTGCTGTCATATCTTTAAGTCTCCGCTTAATTAATAACTACTAATATAGTAGCAGAAAGTAAGCATATTGTCAATAGTCAGTTAGCTAGTGTATAGATATATAGAAAAGACTAAACCAAATGAAGATTGTGGTGGTACAATTAGCCTATATGCAGAATAAACACGAAAACAAGGCTCTTACAGGGAAGGTTCTGGAGGCTAAAGAGGTAGCGAAGAGGAAATATAAGAGTCGTGGGGTGGATATAGAAGAGGTAGAAGGGAAGAGTGTTGGAAGAGGACAGTTTAAAATGCGGAATAATATGGATAATAGAAAATTTACTGTCAAAGTAGCTTTGATGATAAATCAGACTGTTCAGGCTGTACTTGAGACAGAAACAAAGACGCAAGCCTCTGAAATGTTGGGGGTTAGTATTCAGGCTTTATACAAAAGGTTTAGAAAGTATCCTAGCATATTAAAAAAAGTAAGTGAATTTAATCAAGTAACAGTAGAATTAGCTAAGCAGAAACTACGTGCAAATGCCCTAGATAGTGCCAATAACATCATAGATCTAAGTAAAGAAGCTATAAGCGAGAGAACAAGGCTAGAAGCTAACTTGGAGATATTAGATAGAGCTGGTATAGCTAAAGAAGCACCAACTAATAATAATATTCAAGTGAATGTATTAAATGCTATCAAGGAAGATGTGGACAAGTTTGATATATAAGACTTGCTCTGCTAGTAGCCCCCTCTCATTTGGGTACCCATACGCTGTGGTGAAAGAGATATCAAGTACCCACTCATAACAGGTCATAAAATAAGTGTCTGGTAGTACTATGCTACCCTAAAAATTTTTATATTCTAAAAAAGTAATTGCTGAAAAGAAGCGAGTGGAATTGTTAGGCTCGCTATGCTCGCCTCGTTAATTTCTTTCTTAACTTAAACAGTAAGTGCTCTTAAGAAATAGGGGGGAGAAAAACAGATGATTAGATCAAGGTTTTTAGAGTTATTGGTGTAGTTGTTTCTCTACTAACTCTTAGGCAAACAGGCTAAAATGGCTCTTTACGTACCGACCAGGCTCTTGCCTAGTTCCCATATCTTTTTATCTATGGGATTGTTGCTTTCCATTTTAGGTTTCTTTATAGAGGGCTGTTATGCCTATCCCTCTTTTTATACCAGTGTTATCAGTAATGGCCTTGAAGTCGCTGGTTATAGCTTATGTTTCCGCTAATTTATTTAAAGATGCTGAGTTGACATCTAAGGAGGAAACGACCTGCTACTGGTCCACAGTTCCTTTTTTGTTTGTTAAGAACAAAATAACACTCACAAAGGGGGGTTTGCAAGCACTATTTTATTTTCGACATTTCTTCTATTATTCCAAAATAATGTTCTTTCGAGTGGTTTCGGCAGCCAGCACAACTTACAGGATTAAGTCTCCTTTTATTTCTTTTTCTATAACTAGATTTGTTTGGTTGCTGGAGTTTAAAAAGACAAAATTCAATAATTTCGTCTGGAGTAGTTATCTTTAGTGGGGCGAGGTGTTCAAGTGTTAATTTTTGCTTTTCTGTTAGCATAAAAAAAGAGTCCTAATTAAGCTATTGAGGTGAGATTGAGAAACAGACCAAGTTCTCAACAGCTAAATTAAAACTCTTTCAAGGTCTGTCCCAACATCTCAATATAAAGATTAGCATCGGTGAAAGGGGTCTGTAAAGAGGGAGTTTTGAAGGGTTGCTACCCCGAGTTCCGATGGAGACAACGATTCTAGCAGAAGAGTTGAACAGAACTCAGAGTAGCTAGGAAATCATCGCATTTAAAGGGGTTTGTTGTCAAGCTGTGCTTGGGAGTGCTATACTGCTGCTCATGCCGTTTAAAAAGCATTGACTTTAAAAAGAAATAACTATATCCTTATGGATATGACATACAATAAAGACAATCTCCAAAAAAGAATAAAAGCAAATTCCATTGTTAGTAAAAATAATTGTTGGGTCTGGTCCAAGTCTCTCTCAAAGACTGGCTATGGCGATATGTGTGTTTATAAGGAGAAATCTCATGCAGCCCACAGATGGTCCTATTTGGTTTTTAATGGAGAAATCCCAAAGGGGAAGTTGGTTTGCCATTCTTGCGACAATAGATCCTGTGTAAATCCAGAGCATTTATTTTTAGGAACTCATAAAGAAAATTGTTTAGATATGCATAAAAAGGGAAGGTGGTGCGATAGAAAAGGGGAAAAACACCCTCTTAGTAAATTTATCGACAAAGACATAAAATATATTTTTAAACTAAACAGATCTGGACTAAGCCAAACTCAAATTGGGAACAAACTAGGAGTAAACCAAAGTGTGATTAGTAGAATTTTAAACAATAAATCTGGCTATACTGGAGGAAAAAGATGAGTTTTAAGCCTGGCTATAAACAATTTATAGAGCAATACTTTCAAATCGTAGATAAAGAAAGACAGGTTGTCGATTTCAGACTCAACGACATTCAGGAGAGATACCTCACAATTGATTCCACCGCTACAAAAGACATTATTCTCAAAGCTCGCCAGCAAGGTTTTTCTAGTGTTATTCTCGCTCTATTTACAGTTGATTTCTTACTTAAGGCTAATAGCAGAAACGTTATTGTTGCTGATGAGAAAGAGAACGCTGAGGAAATGCTTGATAAGGTTAGATTCTACATTGAGAGCTACGAAGCTAAAAAATCGGCTGAGTTAAAACAACCCTTCAAAGTACCACTTAGATATTCCAGTAAATATGAGCTTTATAATGACGCTACCAAGGCTAGATATACAATTGGTACGGCTCAAAAGGCAGAGTTTGGTCGTTCTAAGACCATTACTAATCTTCATTTTTCCGAGGCGGCTTTTTACCCTAACATGGACAAGTTATTTGCCGGTGCTCTCCAGGCTGTTACGCCTACTGGAAGAGTTATCGTAGAAACGACAGCCAATGGTTTTAATCAATTTAAAGAGTATTGGGACAAGTCGGAGGAGGGAAAGACTGGCTTTAAAGCAATCTTCTACGGAGCCAGTGGCTTCTATTCAAAAGAGTTTCTAGAGGAAAAGAAGCAACAGCTTGGAAGACAATACAGGCAAGAATATCCAGATAGTCCAATTGATGCCTTTGTTACTTCTGGAGAGTGTTTCTTTAATGGAGAATCCCTAGAGTTTTACCAAAACAACATACTTCAACAGGGAGAGTTTAATCTATGCTAACCCCCCACCTAAGACAATACAGAGATATAGAAAAAGGAGAGTTCTTCGTTGTCGGGGTAGATACTGCTGCTGGCGGAACTGACTATTGTGCTGCTCAATTTTTCTCGGTAGATAAGCTAGACGTTCCTTTGGTTTACCATGAGAAAACCCTAGCGACCAACATGACCCCAGAGTTACTAAAACTTCTTGAAAAACTCTACGACATTACAGGGGTAAGACCAGTGGTAGCTTACGAGAGAAATAATGGGGGTGTTTTTGAGATAGAACGCTTAGCTAGACTTAATAAGAACAATAAATTCAAAGTATTTGAGATGTTTACCTACGGCAAAAGAGAAAACGACCAACCTAGAAGATTAGGGTGGGACACAAATAGTGCCACCAGACCAAAAATGTTAGCCGACATGAAGGATGCCATTGATAATAGGCTGATTACTGTCTATGACTACAAAACTATTCAGGAAATGTTTTCATTTGTTACTGTTCAGACCAGCACCGCTTGGAGAGCCCAAGCTGAAAGTGGTTCGCATGATGATTTAATTATGTCTTTAGCTATTGCCTGGCAACTAAGTCAAAAAGAAAAACGACCTAGTAGTAGCAACGAGAGAAAAGGCATTATCTCTCTCAATAAATTAAGAATAAGAAAATGGGGATTAGGATAGAAGAAGAAATTACCATCACAAAAGCGATGTACGGCTGGACTAAGTATGGTGGAAATAATCATGGTTTGGTAAAAGAGGGTGGAAGATGGTATTGCCAGGCTTGTGGATTAGAACAACCAGACGAGTTTCCAGCCTATATGATGTGCGTTGACCACGATTCTTATCGAAGCTTTATCAGGCTTTGTGGAAATTGCGAGCATTTAGTCAAGCAAAGAATGATAGATGACTTCATGACCCTTAAAAAGCTAGTTGAGAAGCGAAGTGAGTGGAAACAATTTGAGCGAATGTTCAAAAACTGAGCTTGAAAACCTCCCA